CTGATTGCATGAGAAATTTCAAACTTATCCAAGCGCACTACCTTCGGGAGTGTGTTGGTAAGGATGGATCCGCTCGTGTTTGGAGCAGGCTTTTGCCTGTTCTGAGCGAATTTGATGGGGAAGGATTCTTCTACCATTTACCTTCTGGTTCAATCCTATCGGAGAAAATCAGAGGAAAGTCTCTCCAGGACCAACCTTGGGATACCAAGAGTAGGTACTGGAAATCAGAGCAGAAAGAAAGGATATTCACTATTCTAACCCGAAATATCGGTCTAGGACGGCGAGTATCCAGCCATTTGGTCAATCGGCCAAAGGTTCAGCTCTATAGAATTCAAGATTTCATATCTGGGATCATTGATTCTTTATGGCTTTGTGATGAAAGAATTTTCATCTACAATTCCTATTATTATCTTCTTCTAAGAGTACTTATTAGAAAGATATTTTGCGTTGGTACCTATGACTTATCTAGTCTAGTGGACCAATGGAAGCAATGGGGAAATGAATTATTTCACCATGTTGCTAAAACACTCTTAATCGGTGAGCTTGAACCTGTTTCATATAATAATATTTTCAGGAAACTCAATATAATAAATTATATTAACGATTTAAGATCTGGTGAGTCTAATATGCTGTTATTACAGCATCTAGCTCATCTTGTATCTTCACGCCAACTTCCATATATGGGATATAAGGCTGAAGTTAAGTCATGGAATAAGTACCGAGAGGTGCTCACCCATGTTCACGTGATAGCGAATGAGGATCTTGATAGATTCAAACACGCAGCACGTAGGATCGGTGGGATCTGTAAGGCTATCGCCCCAGGCCCACTTAGGTCTTCTGCATCTCATATCTCCGTTACTAGTAATGGAGAGTTCTCTTTTTCAATCGAAAAAGGAGGACAGGCTGCAGCAGTCAAAGATGCCATGGAAAGAATACTAACCAGGGTACCTTTGATAGACGAAAAACAGGAAACACCTTTCGGTTTTGCTGAGTTTCGCAAAGGTCTTCCACTTTGGAAAACCTTATTTAAAAGCCCTGAATCTATCCAGAAGGATATAGATAAAGAACTTTTTGAACCTGTCATTGGGGGATACCCCAAAGATCAGGTAGGTCGTTTCCACGGACTTGATGAAGTCAGTGGAAAACAACTGATGTATGTTGCCTGGATGGATAGTAAAACCAATCCAGGCCCCATAGAAGTTAGAGCCGAAGTTGTACCAGAGATGGGAAACAAGGCTCGTTTAGTAACACTTTCACCCTATTGGTTGAATTTATTACAAGCTCCTTTGGCTCACCTATTGGTTGAGGCATTGAAGTATCATCCGAGTGCATTCTCGAGCTTTCACCGACAGGATCAAGCTTGGGAAGCCGCACTAGGATTATGTAGGGTGAAAAAACTTTCACCTGAACATTGGGTGCTTTCGTCGGATCTACAAGATGCGACTAACGCACAACACCATGAGCTCACAAAAGTGATGCTCAGAGGCTTTATGGAGGGTTTTGGTATTCCAATCTCCCCTTATATTGAACTAGTCCTAGATCTTATTAGATCCAGGTTGGTATTAGACCCTGATGATGCATACATCATCAGTAGTTCAGGAATAATGATGGGCGAGGCAGTAGCCAAACCCTCATTAACACTTCTCAATCTATCGATCGAGGAGCTTGCCTTTCTTGACCATTGTCAAGCTAAGGATTTATTATTCAGTGACTTGCCTTCTCCTAATAAGAAGTGGCGATATCTCCACGTTGGTGGAGATGACCATCTAGCGATTGGTCCACTGAGTTACTTGAAACGGATAACCCATCTTCATGGGTTGGCCGGTTCAAGAATGTCACCAGGTAAACATGGGTATTCCCAAGTTCTGGTAAAATATACTGAAAGATTACTGAATCTCAAAAATTTGAGTTTCAGAAAGGCTATTGACTTTAAAGACTATGATAATAGTCTTTTAATCGATTCATTAAAAGTGCGTCTTCTTGAGCCTGGTCTATCGACTGAACTCAAAAAGAATAACAAGAATGTCGCGATTGGTAAATCGGGACAGCTTGTTACCACACTAAGATGGTTGGCCAATAGTTATTGGCCAATGGATAAAAAGAAATCTATTAGAGATCTTTTTATCGAAAGAATGGGAAGTTTCCTCCCTAATGAGAGGACACATCCTAAACTATACGCTCTTATACACTTACCAAATTTGCTAGGTGGATATGGGCTTGGATTTCCGGAGGAGTTAAGGGAAAATATTCTCAAATCTCCTGCACCCGTTCACTGGTTAGTGAACAAGATGCTTACCGGCGAATTTCAGAAGTCAGATCTACGAATATTTCGTAGCCTGAATTCTAATACATCTGCTCGTGGTGTAGAAGAGATTCTACGCCTTAAGGAGATTATTATCGATCAACTGGATGATTATCCAGATATGGTCGGTGGAATTAATATCCATGAACTTCGACAGAAGTTTCCTGGATTTAATGATCGACATGTGTTATCACTTGCCGATAGAGCAGGATTCCTCAGTTTTGAGGAATTTGCTTCAAGGGCCATTCGAGGAAATCTCTTCCAGGACCTTTTGATGGGTGTGAAGAAGCCAAAAGTCTTCAACACAAAACCCATTGTATCAACCTTTTTCCATATCTGGAAAGTGGTTGAAGAACGAGGATGGGATCTTCACGATAGTGATCTCTACTCGCAAGTTTCTGAATCAGAACTCAAAAGAGTTATGAATAAGAATGAACGTCTATGGTTCTTTGATACTAATCAAGAAACCATGATGGATATTGGCCCGTGGTGTGAAATCGGAGATCCTGATGAGGAATTCGACTTCGTTGAGTGTCTTTATAAAGACATTTACACCAAGGGGTTTCCTAACCTAAGAATAGGTAAGGCATTTTTAGGAATAAAGAAATGTTAAACATTTCTTCTTTTCTATTCCCATAAAAATCACAATCAGTAGATTGAAGATTTTTACTTTTTATTTTGTAAATAAGCATAGCGGTTCCCGAAGGTAATAGCCTTCGCTTATCAACAC